GGTTTGAGATCGCGATGTTGGAATTAGCCACGGTTAGCTTGCTGGCCAGTTCGCGGTTGAGTCGTAGGCGTCGATCGCCGCCGGATCGACCAAGGCTTGCAATTCGGTGACCTTGGTATCCTCCGCGACGCGCATCGATGCCGCATCCTGAATGCGTTGGATCGAGGCTGTCACCTGATTCTTGTCGGGCTGCGACCACGCGGTTCGATCGGTGTATTTGTATATCAATTGAACTAGCCGGGTGAGTGCGTCGAGTTGTTGCGAACCGGCCGCGCCAGCCTTTGGCGTCAACCTGATCGTCGCTTCCTGATGCACCTCATTAAGTTTGCGCTGCCGCATCTGGTTAACTTCGTCGGCGTTCTTGGCGCGGACCGTATAGGTCCAGGTGACTTGCGTCGCTGCAATCGCAATCACCGGGCCTTCGCGTACCTGCGTCACCGCATTGTAAGCCGCGTTGACCTCGACGACAGGAAGCCACTTCGGTTTGTTCGGCGCGAGTTGCGATTGGTCGTTCACCGTATCGAACTCTTGATATTCGAGGATCGTGTTGCCGCCCTGCACCTTTGCATAGAGTGCCATTAGTCGTGTCCTGCATCTGTCGTGATGAAGAGTGTAATTCCTTCAAGGCGCGCGGGCTGCGCCATCGTGTCGCCCGCGTTTCCGGTAAGGCGTGTGACGCGGAAGTGAACGAAGTCCAATGCGGCCGGTGATCCTGCGATGGTGATCGCAGAGCTTTCCGGGCCGATGTAACAGATGTTGAGCGTGCCCGCTGTTTTGGTGGATGTCTGTCCAGTGCCGTATGCGGTGTCAAACGTGTCGCCGTCAGATGCGGCGACCGCCGCCAACTCAAAGACGACGCCACCTGCCGAAGTCGTTAGCTGACTGAAAATCGGTTGGAACGTTACGGTGCCTTCGTTCCATTGGTTCGGCATCCGCAGTCCGAAATAGGCGATCTTGTCAGCCGAACCATCGAAGTCGAGCGTCTGCAACTGGACAGCGTTCGTGACGGTCAAGGCGTTGCCAACGCTTGGCCCACCCGTCGCCTTCGGGAACATGGCGCTGGCCGCGATGTAGATGCCCTGCTTGCCGTATGGCGTGGCGTTGGAAGACAGCCGCGCGTCATTGAGCGTGCCGCTTGCGAGGCTTGATGCGTCCGTAGTCGCGAGCGTGCCCGTCGTCGGCAGGGTGATGGTTGTCGTGCCGGTCGCGGTCAGCGTGACGCCGAAAGCGCCGCTGGTCGTGAAGGCTCCCGCCGTCGAGAAAGCGCCTCCCGATGAGAAAGAGCCGGTTGTGCTGAATGTGCCGCCGGTCGTGAGGTCGCCGCCGAGCGCGATCGTGCGGTTTGCGTCGCCAGTCGTGAGTGTCAGCGTGCGGTTGGCGGTGAGGTTCGATCCAACGACAAGCCCGAGCGTATGCGACGCATCGGTGTCCCGCATTTGAATGCCGGACGAATTGATGAACGTCTGCGCGGCCGTCCATACGTTGGCGTTGTTGAGGTTGATCGAGAACGTCGCGCCCGTCAGCGTCAGCGTCGTGCCGTCCGCCGTGTAGGCGGTGACCGTCAATTGCGTGAAGGCGATCGCCGTGGTGTTGAGCGTGCCACCAGCGTTGCTGGTGCATTGCCAAATCGTATCGTTGTTGGCGGTGCCCTCTTGCACGGTGACCAGCGTGCCGGGATGTTCGTTGTAGGTGTCGAATTCAGTGTGACGCGCTGGCACCGCGCCGACGACATAGATGCCGTTTTCTGACGCCGAACTCTGACTCTTGACTAGCACCAGATCGCCGGTCGCTAGTGTCACGCCATCGATGATGTCGGCGTTGTTGAGCGCGGTTGAGATTGTGACGTTGCCGGTCGTGGCCGCACGGCAGGACGCAAACCGCTTGGCCAGATTGATTGCAGCTTCGGCCGTCGAGATCGGCTTGTTGGCGTCGCTGGTGTTGTCAACGTTGCCGAGTCCGACATCGCCTTTGACGATGCCGCTTGGCGTATTGATGACCGGGCTGGTCAGCGTCTTGCCGGTCAGCGTTTGCGTGCCGCCGACCGTCACGACGGAGGTTGAGTTGGTGCCCGGCGTGGTGACGCGCAGATCGCCGGTCGTGATGCCGATGACGCCGGTCGAATGCGTGATCGCGGCGTCGCCGTTGTTGTAGTTGATGACCGCGCCGGTCGCCAGGAACAGATCGGACCACATCTTTGTGGTGGTCCCAAGCGATACCGCGTCGCTCGTCGTGGGCGACAGGCTTCCGGTCAACTGCTGGACCTGGCTGTCCTTTAAGAGCTTGCCGGTCGTGCCATCGAACAGCGCGAGCGCCATGTTCGTTGCGCTGGCGGGGCCGACGACATCGCCCGCGCCAGCACCGGCATTGCCCGTGCGGGTAAAGGAAAAGGCGCAAGCCTCGCCCGCTACGAACCCGCCGGGACCGGCAACGTAAGTCAGATTGACCGAGTCATAGGTGACGTTGTCAGTGACGGTGCCGACCGTAAAGGTCGCGTATTTGGACGGGTCGGTCGCCTGAATGATGAACAGCGTGCCGCGATGCGTCGAGTTGGTGCTGTCATCCCACGCTTGAATGAGGCTCGACAGATCGGACGAACCAACGCCGGTTTCGTTGATGTAGAGAACGGTCGCCGATGCCGCCGACGCATTGTTGAGCGCGAACTTGTTGGTGCCAGGATCAACCGCCGTGGTGCCGGAAGCGAACGTCCACACGGGCGCGGTCGTCGGGCCAGGAACGCCCGTTGCGCCGGTCGCGCCCGGTTCCAACGGGATCGTGATTAAGTGAAAGACATCGTTGTTGGCGATCGTTCCGCCGCTCGCGATTGGCGTGATGTTGAAGGTGTCGTAAACGCCCTGATCGCTAAGAGCCGATGTCACATAGAACGAGAAAAATGCCGAGCCGCCTTGCTTGAGAGCGAACACCAGGATTTTGTTGGTGCCAGTGCCGTTGTCTATCGCGTCGAACAGCGCCCGAATGTTCTGGCCGTTGCCGTCAGTCTCACTGACGTTCCATTGCGTAGCAGGGCCGCTCACAAAGTTAGCGGCTGTGCTGTTGAATAGGAATTTGCCGCTGGCTGGATCGCCGCTCGTGTTCGTATTGTATTGGAATTTCAGGCCGCCATCGTCGCCGGTCGCGCCCGTTGTGCCAGTCGTTCCTCGCTCGCCAGCGACCGAGATATTCCAGTTGGCTTGCGTACCCGAACCGCTGATCTGATCGACAAGGATCGTCAGCGATGTGCCGCTGTACGCGGTGACGACGCCCTCAACCCAATTGGTCGGCGTGACCGTGTCGGTCGCGCGAGCGCGGGTGCCAACCTGATAGGCCAGCCCGGCTTGCGTGGTGAAGACCTTGCTGCCGACCGAGATGGCAATGCTGCTGGTGCTGGTCGCAACATAGCTCGGGCCAGTCGGGCCGATGTCGCCAGGATTGCCGGTCGGCACGAAGTTGACGCTGACTTGCATCCCGTCCGATAGCGTGCCGCCGCTGGCGACTACAGCGACGGCGAACGAGTCATAAAGCCCGTTGTCGGTCATCCCCGATGTGAGATCGATGATCAGGAAGTTGCCGGGCTGCGCGATGCTGGTGATGAACACGCGTCCCTTGATTGACGACGACGATGCGGACCACGCTGCAATCAATGAGCCGAGCGAGTTGCCGTCAAAATCTGTTTCCGAAATATAGATTGCGGTCGCCGATGCTGGTGTCGCGTTGACGCGCACCTTGCCCGAGCCGGGATCGGTTGGCGTCGGCGTTGCGACAGTCGACCAGAGGTAGCTATTCCCGATCGACTTGCCGGGAAAGCCGGTCGGCCTGATCGTCCAATCGGCGCGCGAGCCAGAACCAGAGAACGCCTTCACGTCGCCGCCTAGCGCGGTCCCCGAATAGGACGTGACCTGTATCGCCATCCAATGCGTCGTCGGATTGGCATCGGACGACGCCAGCAGCATTGTGCCGATGGGCCAAGTCTTGCCCGCTTGCGTGCTGAATGATTTCGAGCCAGTCGATAGCGCCACGCTTGACGTTGACGTGCCCGACAGATTGGCCGCCGCAGCCGATGCGGTGCTGGCGGACGTTGATGCCGAGTTGGCATAGCCCGCCATCAGGTTTGCGAACGACACAAGGCCACCCGCGAACGTGGAAACGTCCGTTAGAGCGGCCGGGAAATTGACGATGTGACCGCCAGCGCCGAACCCGAGCGGGTTGGAACCAGCGTTGAAGTTGCCGCTATTGTAATCGTCGAGTCGGCCGATTGCGTCCTCGACCGCCTGACTGATGTCAGTACCCCAATCGAATGCCATGGCTATAGCACCTGTATGAATTCAAAGCCGATCGTGGCGGCGGTGTCGTTTTCGAGGTACGCCTGTAGGAGCTTCGCTTCCGGCAATTGCGAGAGCCGCGCCAGGAAAGCGGTCTTGCGCCCAAGGTCGGTGTCCTCGGGATCGAGGTCGACGTAGACCGGCTTGTCGACATCGTGGATGCGAATGATTTCGTCGAGATCGCCCATGACTTCGGTCTTGGACAATACGGCCCAAGTGATCTGCAATTTTTTACGCGAGCCGCGCCGATTGAAAAACTGCCCGCCGCCGACCGCCTCTTGAACGGATGTCAGCGACACGCGAGCAAACTGCGGCTCGGGATCAACGTTGATTGACGGGATGAATGCTTTGCCGATGTAGAGATAACCGAGTTCAATGAAGCCCTCGGAATTGGTCGTGTCGTCGAATTCGAACTTGAGATATTGCGCGATGATCGGCGTCGAGAATGTGTGCCTGATGTCGCGGCCTTGATTGTCAGGATCGGAGAACGGCACCGCACCGAGCCAGAAGTTCGGGCTTTCCCATGCGAACCATTCGTCGGTGTTCGTCCAATCAATGGACAAGCCAACCGCGATAAACGGCGTCTGACCGACAAGCGCCGTGAACGCGGCGTCGGAGTACCATGAAATCCTGTAGAGGCCAGCCGATGACAGGTTGGTTGAGATGACCTGAATGCCGTAGAACAACACGCCTTCGGACAGGCTCACCCTGAATTGCGTATCCTCTGCCTGCGTTGTGACCGAGCGCGCCCGTTTCGTTGTCCGTGGCGAATAGAGGTTGGCCAGCGGAAGATTCGGTTGCCAGTTGCCGCCGGAAAGCACGGCACTGTTGATCGCGTTGTCGTGGTAGATCGTGAGGTTTCTCATATGCCGTTCACCGCCACAACGTCAGCGTCAGCAATGGGACATCGTCGAAGTCGTCCGAGCGGCCGATGCAGCGGTAGGTTTTCCCGGTGCCGACTGACGGACCAAGCCCCATGCGCTCATTGATGGAAGTGAGTTCGACCACCTCACCGATGCCGGGATCGACGTTCGGATCGTCGCTCATTGGGACCACCATTCGCCAGATGTCCCGCGCCGTGCTGTACATGGTCAGCAGACGATTGGCTTCCGCCGTGGCATCGGCCGCTAACGTCAAGCGGCTGTCCACGGTCACCGTTGGAGCATTCGGCCATTTGACCAGCACAGCGGCGTTCTCGGCGCTCGCCTGCCGCCATTCCTGCGCCAAGTATTGCGTCCGCACCGGATCGTTCTGCACCACTTGGCCGAAGAGATCGCCGCTCGTTTGCACAACGTCGATCTGGTCGTACCTGACAATGACTTTCCAGACGGGCACGCCTGCGGTTTCGTCGCCGCTTTCGATCCGCTGCGGGTTGCCGCCGACGCAGTCGTCAAGATCGTATGAGGCGACCGCAGTACCGGACGGCAAATCGAGCCGCCCGAGATCGAACATGGTCGTGCTGTTGCTTTGCGGCAGCATCCACGCGCCGATCGAATTGAGCATCCGCATTATAGAGTCGAGCGCGGATTCGGTATCGAGAACGATGATGCCGCACTTGGACGAATTGATCGCGTCGAGCGCCGTAACATCAGAGGCCGACAGCGACAGCGTCACGCCATACATTGACGAGAACCACGCCATCATGCGCTTGGCGATTTGCACTGCCGTCCGATCGGCCGCCGTCGCGCCCTCGACCACATCAGCGGTGACCGTTCCGACCGCCGATGTCCCGAGCCGGAATAGCCCGAGCGCAAGACACGTCACGTAATGGCCGGGCAGGATGGTGATCGAGAACAGCGCGGCGAGAGTGCCCACGTCGCTATCAAGTGCCAGGAGAATGCCGCCGTCATAGACCGCGATCGATACAACCGGGCCGTCGCTGACTTGCCAGACAAGATCGTAGTGATTGACATCGACGCAGCGCGCATTGTGGACCGTGCCCCAAATCTTCTGCTTGATCTGATCCTTCAAGTCGGTGTCGCCGTTGGCAGTGCCTTGCCCGCCCGACGTGGTCGTGCCCAGATATTTGTTGGTCAGTAGCGGCTTGTCCAAATCCTTGAGCCGGTCGTGAATGATCATGTCGTATTCGTCGAGCGCGTTCGTCGACACCAATTGTTCGACGGTGCCGATGAAGCGCGTCACCGCTTGCGCATATGGTTCGGCTTCGTTCACCAGCGACTTGATCACGACGCTGCGGAAGGCGAAGTCTTTCCAATCGTCGATCAGTTCGGCCGCGCCGTAGGCTTCGCCGTTCATGACCGAGATGTTGCCAAAGCCGACTTCCGACGCGCCGCCGGTCGTGCCTGATCCTAGGCCGTCGCCGTTGGCGAACATGCTGCGCTCTATCCGCCCGACCGACTTGAGCCGTGGCGCATAGAATTGATTGGCAGGAATATCGACCGGACCCGAGCGAATGCCGTGCGTCGAGATGTAGAGCTTCCCCGGTGCGACTCCATCGTGGATGTCGAACTCGACCAAGAAAATCATGCCGCCTTTTTCTTCTCGCCACGGCGCGAGCGCGTCAGCTTGTTCGCTTCTTCGATCGGCTTGGCGATGACGCCAGCCGTCTGCAACTCGGTTTGGATTAGGGCTTGGATGCCCAACAGGATCGAGCGTTCCATTCGGCGGATGGCCGCAACGACGCCGCCGTTGTCGTTGGCATATGACGGAAACTGCCCGGTTTGATTGAAGTCGGCGAGCCACGGATTGCCGCGCGCGATCGGCTCGCGCACCACAAATTCGCCCGGCGTCAACATGCCGTGGACGCTATCCCGGCCCCGCGTGCCGCCCGTGATCCAACCGCCCGTCGCGTGGTTCTGGCCAGACTGCCACGATGCGATCACGGCGTTCGAGTTTTGGATGGCCTGGGTCGCGGTCGCAGTATCTAGCGTGTGCTGGTTGGTCTGAATGATGTTGTTGTTGATCGAACTTAGGAAGCCGACCGCGCTATCGATACTTGCCAACGTTGCGGTTTGCGTTGCAAGCGACGAGGCGGCCGACGACGTAGAGGTGCTGATGGGAGAGAGATTGGACGACTTGCTATCGATTGAACCCGTGTTGCTAGAAACTGTAAATCCAGAGCTTGCGCTGCTGGCGGTGCTATTAGCAATCGAACTCGCCGAAGAGTTCGTCCCCTGCGTTGCGCCCGAGATCGCTTCAAGTCTTGTGATGCTACCCGAGTTGTCAGTGTCCAACCGCGTGAACATATCGTGCAAATTACTGTCGGTGTACATGCTGCCTAGAGCCAACTTCATTTCGTCAAAGGTGATCAGCCCATCGGTGTTAGTGTCGATGCTGTCGAACCCGTCAACAAGTCGTTGCGCCAATTCCGTTGTCTGATCCTCGATCGCATTGACGATGAATTGCTCGGCGCTGACTTGCGTCGGCAACGCTTGCAATTGCGAAATGGTCGTCGAGAGGATGGCTTGGAACGCCGCCGACGAGCCATAATAACTCTTGGCCGCGTCGATCAAATCCTGTGCGTTGCCGGTGATGCCGGACAGCGCATCGCGATTGCCGCCAAGAGCAAGAGTGCGTTGTGTATTGAATTGGCTTTGCGCCGCCGCCAGCCGGGCGGATGGCGATAGCGGCGAGCCCGTCCCCGACAACAGGTGCGCGATGTAATCCGCGATCTTGTTCGTCTCGGCTTTGAGGAAGTTCACCGCTTCGTCAAAAATGCGCTTCTGCGCGTCGGCCGCCGCCTGTTGCGCCTGCAATGCTTGCTGCGCGGCTTGCTGCTGTTGTTGCAATGCCTGATCGGCGAACCGTTGCTGTATCTGCAATCGTTCGGCCGCAAGAGTTTGATCCAACTGCGCCAGCAATTGACCGCCCGCCGCGATCTCTGCCGCGCGCTGTTGACCAGCCTGCGCATCGAACACCGCGAGCGCGCCCGACAACTGCGACGTGTCGTTGGTCGCTTGAACCAAACGAAGTGACAGCGCGGCGGACGCTGACGCGAGTTGGTCCGCCGACCGCTGCGCGACAGCAGCGGTATTCTGCACCGCATTGGCGAACGCATTGAGCGATCCCGGTGCAAGACCAAGCTGCGACTCCAATGCTGCCAGCGAGTCCCCGGTCAGCTTGTTCGACTCGGCGATGCTCGCGGCCGATCGAATATAGAACTCTTCAATCAGCGCAGTCTGAATGCCGAGCGCCGCCGCGTCGTCGCGCATCTGCGCAACTTTCTTGGCGAGATCGTCAGCCTGATTGATCCAATCGCCACCCGCGAGTTCGTTGACCTGTCGGGTGAGATCGTCGAGGAACGATCCCCGCAGCTTGTCCATGGCGGGGTTGAGCTTGTCGTTGACCGCCGCCGCCACTTCCTCGGTCGACAATCCCTGTGCCTGCAACGCTAGTGTCAATTCGGCCGCCGCGTCCGCTATCTCCTTCATTCGCTTCTGGACATCGGACAACTCGGTCCCGGCGAGCGTGTTCGTCGCCGCCTCGACCGTGTCAGCGATCAGCTTGGTTCGTTCCGCCGCCCGCGCCGCCACCAATTGCCAGATGGCAAGATCGCCAGCCGCCTTAGACTCCGCGTCAAATGCCTTCTGTGACTCGAAGTCGAAGTCCCGCAGCTTTTTGATGAAGTCTGATTTCTCCATCGCGTCGGCCGCGCGTAGATTGAATTCGGCCGCGCGCATCTGCGCATCCGCGATTTGCTTTTCGCGCGCTAGACGCTGTTGCTCGGCTTGTGCCGCAGCTTGCGCCGCCTTCTGTTGTTCGGCCTTGTCATCGCCGCCGCCGAACAGTTTGCCTAGCAGGCTAACGCCGATACCAACTGCGGCTGTCGCCAGCGGCCCGCCGAACATGCCCGCAGCACCACCGATCAACTGAGAAATGCTTCCGCTGATGCTCTTAGCGAAATCCTGCGTCGCGATGCCGATAAGTTGCTTGCCCAAGCCCTCAAGCGATTTACCCAACGCTTCGGTTGCGGTCGCGCCGTTGAGCATGGAATCGATGAAGGTGTTAGCAAAACTAGAAACCGCGCTTTCAATCTGTTTGTAATCCGTTTTGAGTTCTTTCAGCTTGGCGCTGTGCTTCAAGTCGAGTTCGATGTTTTTGACGATCGCAGCCTGTTCGTCCTTGGAGATGTCGACTCCTTTGAGACGTGCGAGATTGATTTCCTTGTCAGCCAACGCGGCCTTTTGCTGTGATGTCGCGAGATCGCCGAGCAAGCCGATGCGCTGCTTTTCCAGACTGATCTGGTGTTCCATTGCAGCCAAATCTTGCGGCGTGATTGTTGGAACTGCTGGCCGCACCGTGAGCTTGAGCGGCCCGCCTTGTGTCGGCCCGACCGTCTGATCCTCGATCGATCCACCTGCGGCGAGTTCGTCAGCGCGCGTTCGCGCCGAACCCAAGACGCCTTTGACGGCCGCACCGGCTTTATCGAGAAGGCCACCGGCGGCCGTCGCCAGCTTGCCCAGCAGTTCGAGCACCTCGCCGATGACAGCGAATGCGGCAGTCTTGAATTGCGCCCAAGCCTTGTCCCAAGCCTCTTGAAACTTTCTGGCGCTGTCGACCATGTCCTGGCTGACGTTTGCGTTACCCATCTCCTGCGCGGCCTTTCGAACGGCTTCGCCGCCTTGCTCCATCAGCCGGACCCAATCTTGAGTCCGGGGAAGACCGGCCGCCTGCAACACGTTCAACTTGTCGATTTCGGTCTTGGCATTCTGCACCAAATCAGCGACCTTCATAAAGTTGGGCAGCATGTCTTGCGAAATGGATTGCCCGTTCAAGCGGAACAACTCTTTCATGTCGCCAAGCCCTTTCTTAGCTTGGCTGATCGAGTCGCCGAATGACTCCATGCCCTTGACGAAATCGTCGGTGCTGATGCCCTTGATCGCCGCCGCGCCTTGAAGCTCCTGCAATTGAGCGATCGGCGCGCCCAGCCGTTTCGACAGGTTGTCGGCTTGGATGGCCATGTCGGACCACACCTTGGACATCAGCACGAAGCCCGCAACAACCGCACCGATGCCGCCGACCAGTAACGTTAACGGCGAAAACATCCCGAGTACGCCCATGGCAAGCGAACCCAACGACTTGCCAGACGTGAGTGCCACGTCCGATAATTGCGATCCCTGCTGGATGAAAACCGTGAACGGGTTTTGCCCCGACGCCAGCGATACGACAACGTCTTGAATCTGACGGTTGAAGTTGATGAGTTCGTAGCGCGCGGCTTTGCCAGCGTTGCCGACCTGTTCCGTGCTCTTGGCGGTCTTGCTTAAATTGTCATTCGCCTCCTTCGCCACCGCACCAGCCGCCGACATGCCGCGCAAGAGATTGGTGTTGGCCATTGTGCTTTCCGACATGGCCTTGGTCATCGACGATGCAGCGGTTGCCGTCTTCTGGTATTGTGCAGCCGCCATTGACATCAGTTCGTTGGCACGCTCCTGCGTCGTCAATCCCTGCGCTTGCGCCCGCTCAAGAGTCTGCGCGGCCTTCGCCATCAACTCTTGAGACTTCACCGTCTGATCGAGTTGTCGCTGTAGTCGCTGATAGGCGCGCTCGACGCTTAACGTCGCCTTCTCTTGCGAGACTGACGACTCGGCAACGGTATCGCCAGCCGCCGCAAGCCCCTGCAATTGCGCAGTAGCTTGCGACACGCCCTCGGTCTGCGACCGGATCGTGAGTGTGCGAATGACGTTTGTAGACGTTGCCATCTAGTGTGTTTTCCGTTTCACCTGTTTTTTGTTCGCCGCAGCCGCCCGCGACTTGATGACTTCCATCACCGCATGCGCGCTTGCTGGATCGTCAGCCGACGCGGTAATTCCCTTGTCGGTCTGTGGTTTCTTGGTGCTGGCCAGCGAGAGATATTCGTTGTCCATCGCTCGTATCATGCGTTCGAAGGATACGAATTCGTCGCCGTCCATGTCGAACTCTTCGGCATACGCCATGATCGCCGATCGCGGGATCGGGCCTAGCCCCATTCCGATTGATCGCTCTGTGCTCAACTCGCCGAATGCTTCCCAATAGAACTGGTTCTGTTGCCAGATTTCGGGTTGGTCAAAGAATTGAGGCGGCGGCTCGATGCCTTGCTCGACCTTTTTCAGCCAGTCTTTTTGGTGCGACCCCCATCGGTGCTGATAGACGAGAGCCGCAATAAGTTTCCCGCGTCTTCCTCATGGTCTGCCGCGTTCTGTTCGGCGATGAGATTCGCCGCCCAAGAGACGGCGTCGCGGAAGCGCCGATAGTCGGGATCGGTCAGCAGCTTCTTTGCCGTCTCGCGCGAGTACGGCAACGGCTGATCATCGTCACCGTCCAGCCCTTCCCAATCCAGTAGACACGTATCAAGCAAGCACAAGTTGGTGATGCGGTCTGCATCCTCGGGATCGAGGTTGCCAGTCATGCGGCGCTTGCGTGGCACCGCTTGGATCAGCTTCATCTGCAACCGCCGCCAATCCTTGTTATTGGCCCCACGGACCTTGAGCCGAAGACCTTCCATGTCGGGAATGTCATCGACCCAAGCGCCCGTTTCGGCGCGGCCTGAATCGACCGCTACGTCTTTCATTTTCATCTAACTTCCTCCTGTTTCGGAACGGCCTTCCCGCGCCCCGGTTAGGTTGAGATCGCCGCCAACGCCGTGAACAGTTCGGAGTTGACGCCAACGTTGTAGGTGTTGCGGATGACGTTGTCGTTGGTGCCGATGTTTTTCCGGCGAGATTGCACCAGCCCACGGAAATACTGCACCGTATTGTTGTACGCCGCAGTTGGTGCGTCCGGCAGGATGACCTTGAAGGCATAGTTAAAGTTGGTCTGTTCTGCCGCCTCGATCGCAGCCTGACCAGCGTCAAGTGGATCGTGCGCGACGGTGATGGTCATCTGACCGGCGTCGCGAGCGCCCTTGGCGTGCTGCGTGCGCGCGTCACCAAGCGCGGCGAATGTCACGTCGTTCGATTGATCACCGAACTCGCCGACGCTTTCGACGTTCTTGATTTCCGTCCAAGCCGACATCGCTTGGAATTCCGCCAAGCTGTCAGCCTCTTGGACCGTGACCGACGCGCCGATGAAGACTTGCGTGCCAGATGCCGTGACGAATGCCATCGTCGTTTCTCCTATATCGCCGTGGTTACGGGTTAAACGCTAAGAGGTTCGTACACGGCAGACACGAACTCGTAGCGATACGGAACGATGATCGAGTACATGACCCAATTGCCTTCCTCGATATTGTCGTCGATGACCGGGCCGTCCGGCACGAATGTTTCGATGCCGTTGAAATGCACAGCGCGGAACATCCATTTCAATTCATCGGACCACGCCAGCCCTTGCGCCGCGCCGACGCCGCGCACGACATTGAGCACGATCCTGATCGCGCCTTCCTCAAAGAACGTCCGCCCGAGCGCGGGGCGCACGCCGTTGACGACGGGATACTGCACAACGATGAACGACTCGACGCCGTCCGGCGGCTCGCCCGAAGTGTCGTAAGGAACGATCGGCGACGCCGTCCAATTGGCGGTCAGCCGCGCCTCAACCGCGTCCGCTACTGCTTTGCTAGGCATTGGTTCTCACGACGATTGCAGGATTGCGCTGGCCGCCCGGAAGCGTGGCAAACGTGTAGCTGGTCTTTGCGATGTTCCCGAACCGCTGCCGCGCCAGAACAGAGATCGCCTGATAGACGCCCTCCGGTGCTTGCGACGACAGTCCACGCTCGATCTTGCGGGCATA